GGTTGTTGTAATTGGGGTTGTTGTAATTGGGGTTGTTGTAATTGGTTTTTTTTCTCAACAACAAAGCCACCAACTTTATTTATACGCCTTTTTGATTTATGTGAATATTTTGGCATTATAATAATATATATTAGATTAATTTATATTTAAAAATAATTATATTTATTATATTATAAATAATGAATTATGAAAAATATAGTGAAGTTATTATTCCACCAGAAGCAGATTTAAAATTACCTACTAATAATAATTCTAGATATTTTTACAATAATAAAATAAAAGAACTTGTTCTAGATATTGCTTTCAATGATCATTCCGAAGATAAACCAAGAGAATTTGAATTAAAATTACCAGATCCATTAATAATAGATGTTGAACATGATATATATTTAGATTCAGTTATAACATATAATCTTAGAAGTGCACTTTTAATGAGAAATATGGCATTTGCTATATTTATTGATCAATTTAATATACAAACAAAAGTAGCGACAAATATTAAAAAAATATCTCATACAACTGAAATTGGTAGTAATACAATAAATGTTGTAAATGGAAAATTATATAGAGTAATAACATTATCTCCAACCGAAAATTCGGAACATAAATTTTTATCACCGATTGGTGCAGGAGCGTCCAATCACGCGGTGGAACCAAATCAGCTTAATGTAGGAACAGTTTATATATGTGTAAATACTGGGACATTTTCCAGCGGAACTAAGGTACAAGAAGTAGGAACAGAAATACAACATATAAATAAGTTAAACAATGCTATAATTATACCAAATGAAAAAACTCATGAAAGTATAGAAACACTTGTAATATCATCGGTCAGTGAGACAGATGGGGTTATAACGATAACGGTAACATCCGCACCGACCACTAATATTGACGGAAGTATAACAAAATTTTTAATTCATACATCAAATAGTAGTAATACAACAGTTTTTGGAGTTATTACTAATCTTAACAATGATAATGAGTTAACTATCTCAAGTATTACAAATGTTGTAACTGGAGCAGATGTTAGTGCAAGTGACCTAAATAATATTATTAATACCGGTGTAGATATTATACAAATTTTTAATGAACATAATAATCATTCTACAATTCATAAAGGAAGAAAACATAATTATGTTGGAACAATTACACCAAGTAAATTAGTAAATATAACTGGAAGTGTATCTGATGTAGGGCAATATATTGTAAATGAAAATCAAGATAGTGAATCTCATTTTGATTCAGAAATGAAATTTAGAAGTCCATTCAGAGACCGTATTACATCTAATGGTACTGGTGCTGGTACTGCTCATCATCATAATTTAGAAAGAATGATAGTAGAATTTAAATTAGTTCCTAGGGAGTAGGATCATAAACATTCCAATTTTTAGATCCCATAGAACTATTACAACTTTTACAAATTGGTCGTAAATTATGTGGTTCTGTTTGTCCATTATTAAATTCTGATATAATATGACCGCATTCCCAATTTTTATTGTGTGAATTATTTAATATAGTATTACAAAATGATATAGGACACATTCCATTTTCAAATATACCAAATTCTTTTTCCCATACTTTCTTTTTTTTATAAGGTGATATCTTTTCTTTTAATTTTTTAGGAGGATGATAAGGTAATTCATTTTTATCTTGTAACCATTCTAAGAAATTTGTATTTTTAAGAGTAAATATAATTTTATTAATTATACATTTTTGTTCATCTACATAATAAATATCTAAATTATTATTTTTAATAGTTACATCATATCTATTTAATTTATAATATTCATCATTTTCTGATTTAATATGATCTAATATTTCTTTGGCATCATTAAATACATCATTTCTAAAATAATTTAATTCTATTAATTTATCTCTAAATTCTTCAATTGTATATTTTTTACCTCTTTCTGTTTTTTTATTTGCAAAATAAGATTTATAAGAATTTTTTAATAATTTTGTGAATTCACAGATTTTTATTTGATCAAACGCATCAGATTCTATATAATATTTATTTTTTGTAGAATCATAATTAGCAGACATAAATAATTCTTTCATATATTCCTCATCATTACATTTAAACCAACAAAAATTTATTTCATCATCTCTTATATTATTTTCATCATATAATCTTTTTATCATTTCTAATCTATGCTGACCATCTACACAATACCAAGTATCATTCAAATTTCCAATTATTATTTTATCTTTAAATCTAAGATATAACGGATTTTTTAAATATTCTGATATCATATTATTTACTCTGTCTTCATCTAAAGAACCTTGATATTCTGGTTTAATTATATTATTAATTCTTGGATCATTCGATATTTTATCAAATGTTATTTTTGTTTCAAAATAATTATCTTTCTCATATACTTTTCTACCCGGATACATATTTTTCGGCATTTTTACAAATTTAGAATTTATTATTTAATAAATAATAAATTCTTATTTTTAAATAAATAATAAAAAAAATTAAAATTATTAAAAATTTATATTATAAATTATATATAATGGATATACAAAATACATATACTTGTAATATTTGTGGATTTACAACATCTAATATAAATGAATGGAGATTACACCAATATTATAATGACCATGATTTAATTGATGATGATAGTGATGTAGGTAGTTTAGGTAGTTTAGGTAGTATAGCTAGTTTAGGTAGTGTAGATTATGATGCTACTCAAGAATTAGCTACAGATAATGAATTTGATATAGATGAAGATGATATGGATGAAGATGATATGGATGAAGATAGTGGTTTAAGTAGAACATTAACTTATGATGAATTACAACAAAGTATGTTATTAGGACGACCTGCAACAAGTAGAAGAAATATTAATCCAGATTGGCAAGTTCAACTTAGAAATCACGGTAATAATGCAGTAGAAACAGTTAATTATTTATTCCAAATTATAGATAAAAGTGGTTTAATGGATTACCAGATAAATATATTAGAACAAGTTTTAAAATATGGTATTCAAAAAATACAATGTGCAGAACCAGCTAGACATAATTTAAAAGAAGTATGGGCATTAAGGGAAATTGAATCAGATACAGGAGAGGGTTCTGGAGATATGGAAGATATTTTATGTAATATATTACAAAAAGGAGTTTTAACGCATGGTTCTGTATATATTTTAAATAGTCCAAGACAATATAAAGGTAGATATGTTTACTTAAGTTTAAAAGATTTTCTATTAGAAAATGAGGAATTGGTTAAAACTACTTTTAGAGGATTATTAGATGTATGGTTAACACTTATAGAAGATATATCAGATGATACAAATTATGCTTGTTATAGAAATAATTATTATACTGTATCTGAATTAATAGAACATATAGATAATGTTAAAAAATTTAAAAAAATACATCATATAGGAGGACAACCATACACATTTCAAAAATTATATGATGAAATGGTTCCAAATGATGAAGGTAAATGGCAACATGTTGTTGACTTTTGGGAAAATGATATGTTAGAATGGGATCATCCTGATTTATTTATGTAAATAAATATAATATTTATTATAATATAATAAATGACATTAATTAATCACATTATATCTTTTATAATTATGATTTTAATACCAACTATAGTATATACTGGAATTGATTTATTTTATAAAAATAGTAGATTAGAAAAAATACAAGATGAAAGATTTGAATATGCAGAATTAAATAATATAGATATTTTAAATCGTAATTATAATGATCATCCAGATGAATATAAAGAATTAGATAATATATTAAAAGATAAAAGGGATAAAATAATGAATACAAGTTCTTATATTGGTTTATTTATTGGTATTACTATTTTATTTTGTTCTATTTATTTTAATATTAAAATATGGGGTATTCCTTTTGGAGGAGCATTTTTAATTATTAGTTATATTTTATTTATGAACAATAATTATGTTAGATTTTTTGTATTAATATTACTGTTATTTATACTTGTATTATTTTTAACTAATAAAAAATATTTGAAACTGTAATAAATTTATATTTGTTTAATTTTTTCTTTACTTTAATATGGAATATAATTTAGTTTATATGGCAAGACCTATTTATGGTGGTTGGGTTACTTTTACAGCCCATTTATCTTTAAAATATAATTTTCCAATTTTTAAGATTTTTGATTCTAAGCAAAAAAAAAATACTAGAAAATTTGGATATAATACTATTTATACTAATTTAAGTATAAATGATATTATTCAAAAAAAGAATATTATAATTACAGCATTAGATAAACATTTTTGGAAATATTTAGAATATTTTCCAGAATCTACTATGTTAGTTATTCATGATCCAGGAGAATTAAAATCAAATATGAATAGTAATCCTCTTATTAAAAATAATTTATTAGAAAAATTTAAAATTATAACTATCAGAGATACAGTTCAAAAATATTTATCGAATACTTATCAAATTAATTCTAAATTTTTATTACATCCTTTTTTTGAGTATAATAAAAATAGTTTAGAACCAATGAATAATTATGCTGTATCTATTTCAAGAATTGATTATGATAAAAATACAGAAATTATATTAAGAGCAAATAAAATTATAAATGATGAAAATAAAAAAATTAAAATATTTGGTTCTGAAAATAGATTTTATATTTATAAAAAATTAAAAGGTTTAGAATTAGAAAAATATTGGTATGGTAAATTTAAAAAATTATTACCAATTCAATACAAAAATAAAGATATCTTAAAAAATTGTAAATTTGTTATAGATTTATCTACTATTAAAAATGATGGTGGGGGTACTCAATATACATTTTTAGAAGCTATATATAATGATTGTATATTAATATTACATAATGATTGGATTAATAAAGGTAATTTATTTAAACATAATTATAATTGTTTAGGTGTATCAAATGAATTAGAATTAAAGGAAATATTAGAAAATGATAATAATTATGAAAATATTATTAAAAATTCTAAACAAATATTACAAAATAATATTAATGTTGATTGGAATAATATTATATTTTAATATATATTTTATATATATAATATGTCTAAAATATGTTTAGCTTGTGATATTAATGAAGATGATGATAATTCATTATTAGCAGATTTAAATAAAAATGATATACCACTTTGGTCTAAAAAAGAAGGAATGTATTCATTATTACCTAAATTAGTTGAAAAGAAAAAATTTAATCCAAATAAAACAGAATTTAAAAAACCTGTTATTCCTAAAAAAACAAATGTTACTGTTAGAATTCCAGTTAAAACTAGTAAAGCTAAAAATTGGGTTTTATACTGGGCTGCTACTAATATTGATAATTATACAGATGTTAATAATAAACCAGCTGAAGCATATGGAGATGAATCAAATAGTGGATTAATTAAAACAGACAATAAAGGTGAAGGATTTTTAATATTAAATTGTCCTCAATTATATAGTGAAGATAATATTATTTATCCAAGACACGTTCATTATACAACATTAACATCTCAAAATGTATGGGATGAAAATGTTAAAGCATTAATAGTTACTTGTAATTTAGATTATAGTGCTATGAAAAATATAATAGAAACTAAAACTCATGTTATTATTAATGCATCAGATTCAGAAAATATAGAATATAGTTTTAAATTAAATTATGATAATTTAAAAAAATTAAAAGGAGATGATAGATTAAATAAAATTTCACAATTAATAGAAAAAAATACAAAAAAACAAAAAAAATTACACAAAAAAATAAAAACTGGAGAACTAAATATTAAAAATATTCCTATTGTTGTATATTGTAAAAGTGATAGATGTGATTTATCTAAAAAATTAATAGAATTATTAATTAAAACTGGATTTGTTAATATTGTTAAATATTCTGGTGGATTAGAAGAATGGGAAGATAAAAAAAGTAAAATAGATATAACTGATTTTGAAGATTCTGAAGTTTTATATTATGAAGGTATTAAATATATTCACCAATTTGATACAAATGATATTACAAATGATGATTACAGTATTATTGGAAAATTAGTATCAAAAAATAATAAAACCCCTTTTATAGATTTTAATAATAATAAATATGAAAAAAAACATAATGAAGATGTATCTGAATTATCTACCGAGCAAATTTCATTAGTTTATGATGATGAAGAAATTGATGATAATGTTAATATTGAAAAAATTATAAATGATTCTGATGATGAATATATAAGTGATGAAGAAGAAGAAGATATTGAAAAAATAAATATAAATGAAACTAAAATACAAGAAACAGACACAGAAGAAGAAGAAGAAGAAGAAGAAGAAGAAGAAGAAGAAGAAGAAGAAGAAG